TTCTTTTAGGAATACATATTTGTAGTCCATCTTTCAAAATTTTACTATAATTATAACAGATTGTAGATACTGGTAATATTAACATAAATGGTTTATTTCTTTTTATTAATTCTGCTATTATCTTACCTTTATGCTCAAATGGAGGATTGTCTATGACCACATCTCCTCTGTCATTTTCAAAAAAATCTTCTTGCTGATGTATTACATTAAAACCTAATTCTTCTAAATATTTTCCACATTTTCCATCTCCATAAAAAGGCATACTGATTACCTTATCAACTGGTATTAGGTCTTTTATTTCTTCAAATAAATACTTCGGTGTCATAAAATCATTATGTTTTGAAGGATTGTAATCTCTATAACTCGCCATATATATTATTAGAAAAGATAAAATATTTATATAAAATTTTTTATTAAGAAAATCTTATATAACTATTAAGGAAATTATTAATAAATTTTTATTTTGTGATATACCCCCTATAAAATCAATTATTCTATGACATTTACAATTCCAGAACTAATATTTGCTACTCGTTGAGTTTTCACAAAAAATCTCATTAATCTTTGTGTTCCATCAGCAACTAAACTATTAACTTTTTCAGTATAGATCATAGGAAGATTTGATACTCTTTTACCTTGACCAAAAGCATTAGCAAGTTTAGTTCCAGACCAATTCATAGTGCCAACTTCAATACTTTGTGCGTATCCATTAAGTTTTCTATCACAAAGACCTAAAACAGCATTAGCACCATTATCATCTACACTTGATTTCCAGCAATAACGATAATCACACATCTGTGTAGGAACACCACCTTCACAACTATCTAATTCTGCTTTCTGTAATGAATTATTAGTAAGAGGTTTAGAATACCAGTTTTGACTATCAATATTCAACTGAACTGATTTACCTAACCTATAACCAACTGAATTATATCTTCCAATATTATTAACGATAAGATTAGCACCATCTACACTTTCACGCTGAACAACAATAGATTTTACTTTTTTACCACCATAAGCAAGTTGAATATCAAAAGTTTGTTCTGATCCATCTAAATTAATAGTATTTTCTTGAACTAATATTTCATCATAAGGAACATCATAACCTCCTTTATTCATAATTTCATCTGCCATATCTTCCATTAGATCTGGATAAAATAAATAATCAGCACAAATAAGTGTATCTTTTTCAATAAATTCAGTAGTTAAATCACCTACAACTCCACTAACTTTTTGAAATCTATGACCTAAAATATCATCACTCCATTCAATATTGATGGCAACCTCTTGATTTATGGCAAAAAGAGGAAGTTGAAGACCCTTTAAAAATGGAATTAGTTGCGAAAGTGAAACCATAAATGTAGGGCAATTTTCTTCACCTCCTCTAATATGCTGGTCTAATCTGGTTGTTAAATCTGTCATATCAGCATTCTGCGTTCCAGCATTAGCACCAGAAGGAATAATAGCAAATTCAGTTCCTTCTCTTCCTAAAACACCAAAAGGATTAGAAAAACCTCTACTCTTAATACTATCAGCAGAATGAGCAAGAATAGTTCTCGCAGTAGAACCCATAAAAATATCATCACCACCTTGTTTAGGCATAATTACACCTTTCTTATATTCATTTGAATAATGAAGACGCATATATGTATTATAATGTCCAACTTCGTCTAAATTTGAAATTCTACGACCTCCTATGGTCATATATGCTCTTTTGATCCACGCCAAAGCACCAGTAGAAGTAGGTAGATATGCCAAAAAAGTATTAGGATTTGCTGGTGTAGCACCATTAGCAGTTTTAACTTTAAGTTTCATTTGTAGATGAGAATTGCTGTCTAAAATTCCTTTTTTCTCAAACACAAAACGACAACCAGTTTGACTAAAATTAACTGGACGAAGAATAGATGTATCTATGCTTTGCGTTTCTGGACGCTGTAATACATTTGTTCTCAATAATTCTGGTAAATTTCTTCCACTCATTATATATTATTTATTAATAAATTAAAATTTTTTAAACTTTAATTTCTAAATACTAAATAAAATAATTAGTTCATCACATTAACCATTCCATCTTTAAACATTATTGTGTTCTTATGTTTGACGAATATAAATAATGAATGAGGAACTAATGACTTGCTTTGTAGATTAGATCTAATTCTTAAACCTAATGGTGTTCCTTTATAATTTGTGCCATTATCAGTAATTTTATCTGTGCTAAAACCTATATTAAATTGCTGAACTTGATCTTCTTCTACTAATGATGGTCTTTCTTTTCTGTTAAATCTTGCTTGAATAATATTTGCTTGACCAACTCTCTGGTAAGGATTTGATAGTTCTGTTTTTAGAGATTTAACTAAATTACCAACACTCCATTCATCTCTTATGGTGTTAAGTTCTTCCCAATTATTAAAACTATCAGCAATAGATATACCTTGCGTATCTTCTGATTCTACTTCAAAATCTAATGGCAATCTCATACCTCCTTTTGTAAAGGTAAGTTCCTTTAATAAAATTCTATTTTCTAAAACTTCGGTAGTAGGGTTTTTAGTAAGCATTTGAGTAGTTCTTTGAGAATCATAATCATAATTACTGACCCAACTTGAAGGAATAATATTAGAAAGGACTGCTAATGTTCTACCAGTATTAATGTTCAAACTGATATTAGCATCATCACTATTAACTACATTATAGAATGATGAATAAGTATTATATTCCATAACACCATTTCTATTTTTCATCATCGCTTCCTTACCTTCTGCGGTAGGACATTCTGCTTCAAAAGAGCAAATACAATCTCTAATTTCATAATAAGCACCACCATTTCCTACTGCTGAATCTGAATTATCATTTCTCCATTTATTATTGTTGATCACATAATTACTATTAGCAAGTGTAATAACAATTCTTAAACCTTGAACCAGCATAAGGTCTATGGGTTGTCCTTGAAGAAAACCATCAAGTAGAGGAATGGCAAAATCAAAAGGACGATCACATTTTTTAGCAGTAGAAACATCTTTTCCTAAACCTCCTAAACCACTATCATTACCATTAAGATATGACTGAATACTATCATTAAGAGGTAATAATGAAGCAGTCAAACGATTATAAGATTTAATTGTGCTGTATGTAGCACCATTTAGGGACTGGATAGATAATGTTTCAATAACACTATGTATTCCAGTTCGTCCGTCCATATAAAAATCTCTTGTTGGTTGATCTTTGAAAAAATTAGTAGAGTTAAGAGGTTGCTGTGGGTCGCCATTACCATCTAATACACCATCAACTAATCTAAATTCACCAGATATTCTTAAAGATTTTCCATTAAGTATTTTTGGCACTTTTGGAATCTGAAAAATTATTTGATTTAAACCATTTCTATCACTAAATACTCCATCTCCTAAATTTGTAGGATTGACTTGTATAAATTCTCTCGTTGTCATCTTATATAATTATATTTATATTATAATTTTGTTTAAAATATAAATATATTTTCAATAATTTTTAACTTTATACTTGAACTTGAACTCCACCAGTTCCTACAACTAAACGCCTTAATCCACCTACATAAGTAATAAATAGTTTATTTTTCTGTGGTGTTTGTGGTGCTGATTTATAATTAACTCTTAACTGAAATCCACCATCTTTAACAAGAGGATAGACACCACCATATCTCGCTAATGCTCTTCCTATAACAAAATTATCACTTTGATGATCTAAATTTTTAACTGCCATTTTAGATGAACCTAATGCTTTTTCAGTTTCAAATAAAGCAACTTGTTCAACAAGAGGTTCGCTCTCACCAGTAGGAGAAAGGTGTGATAAATTCGCTACACTAACCCTTTGAGTAGGTTGCTGTTTATTTGCGATCAGAAAATTATAGTCCTTACAATTATCTACAACACTTTCAAAATTATTATTTAAAACATTTTCATTCTTACCATTTTCAATAGGTTTTACGAGTGCTGATGTTGCTCTCATATTTAGTGCTGGAACATTTAACTGAACAACTTGTTCGCTACTGGTAATATTATTTCTATATACATTCCAACTATAATAATCATAACTCGCACCTTCTTCGGTTTGAGTTCCTTTCATAAGTGCTTCAATATAAGAAGGAGGAGGTTGTGCTGTTTTTACAACGAGTTCAACATCTTTTATTACCAATTCTGGTATAGAATTAAGCATATCAGTTTGTCTAATACAGCAAGTATTACATCTTTCTGCTGGTTGAACACCACCAGCATTAACACCAGCACCTCCTTGAAACCTTGTAGGTGCTACATTATTAGGATTTTCTACATTTAGAGTAATACACATAAGACCACCATTATTTTCACCAGAATTACAAGATACTGACAAAATCTTACCTAAATTTACTAAAACTGGTTCAACATTTACAGCATTATCATTAGGGAAAGCGTGTAATACTTTACCTCTTAAAAGATTAAAAGCACCAACCAACTGATTACTTACCAATCTTGCTCCAACATCATACGCTTCCTCTGGCAATTCAGCACCATTACCACCACCACCACCAAATACAATCTGGTTATATCCAGCATTATATTCTGTATAAAGTTTTAGATCAAGAGTTTGACCAGCACCTTGACTACAATTAATAATACCAAATCTACAACTTTCTGGTGTATCTGGTAATACTTCACCAGCATCGCTACAAACACCAGCACCAGACCATAACTGAAATGCTTTACCAGCAGACGCTAAATCCATCTCAACTCTCAAACCATCTGTAAGCATCGCTGGAAACATTTTATTATTAGGTTCTCCTAAAATACCAGAATACAATCTCATAGCAACTTCAACTTCATTACTTTCTGTTCCATTCCAATAACCATCAGTAGCATTAAGTCCGTCCATAAATGATGTGGCATTTTGAGTAGCACCTCCACCAGTTTGATAAGAATTAAAAAACATACTATTATTAGCACTTCTGGAAGGAAGATCATCATTAATTTTATTATCATAATCTCTACTGGTATATTCTACTGCTTCTGTAATACCTCTTTTATTTCTAATAGTTCTATTTTCGGTATAATGATGAAGCATCTCTGCCAACTCACCATAATTCTGTATGGTTTCAAGTTGAGCGTTAGTATTACCATCATAAACTCTTAACTGGTCAATAAGAGCGTGAGATCCACATTTATTAGATAAACGAAGAACTGCTGGACTATTTCTTACTGAAACTTTCATTTTTAAATAGGTTTGCCTACTATCTATGAACCCCATAAATTTAGGAATCTGAAACCTTATGGTCTGGTTGTCAGTATATTCTAACTGATTATCACTCGGCACAAAGGTAGATTTAGAGGGAATAGTGTTGTTATATTGACTACTTACAAAATCCATTTCTATATATTTAATCTAAATATTTTTAAAAAAATTCAACTTCTCTAAAAATATTTTTTCAAATTATTTTATTAATAAAATCCTTAATAGTTATTAAGGAAAATCTATATAAAATTTTAATTTGTGATATACCCCCTATAAAATCGTTTTTTATCTACATAATTAATAAATAAAAAATATAATCCAG